TCCATACCCTTTCAGGTATATCTTTCTGTATTAGATACTCTATTGCTTCTTCTTCTGTCATTGGCTTCATTGGCTCAGTGTTATGCAACAGATACCCTCTTGTATGCTTTACAAAGTCAGGCTTTGCTTCATCCTTCTTGAGTTCCCAATAGACCCACACAGGTGGTAGTATGCCACCATTCAATGCACAAGCCATCCAATTAGGGTCAGGATGTGTAACCTTTGCAGGTTCATCTAGGTTGTCAGGGTCTTCCCATACAATGCAATACTCACTTCTGTATGGCTCTAGGTTTTCTTTTGCCCACCCTAGTCTATCCCATAAATGTGTTCCTTGAAATTCTGGTGTCATGCTAAATCTCCTGATGCTGAAGACATACCATTATTAGGGTCAGCAGGATTGCCGTTGCTATCTTCATCATACTCTGTTCCATATTGACTTGTGGCTACTGTGTCACTATCTATACAACCACTCATATTTGTTGAGCCTGTAACATGGACACAATAACTAGAGTTAGCCATATTGCTTGTTAGAACTACCATAAACTCTCCTGTTCCTTCGTCTGTAATACTAGCTGTGTTAAAAGAATCTCGTATAGCATTAGAGTCACCTGCATCAAATTGTTTCCATTGCTTTACTAAACCTTGCTGTACATTTGTTGTATTTACATTCCCTGCACCTGCAACAATAGTGATGCTGTTCTTTGCGTCTACTCCCTCTAGGGCATTTGTTCTTAGTGTACTCATGCTGAATCCCCACATACCATTGCACAATATTCTGTGTCTTCACCACTACTACTTACTGTATAACGAACAATAGTATGTGCTGTTGTTGTGCTTGCAAGTGTCCAAGGACTAACTGCTTGTGCGCCACTGATACCCCCTGTTGCTGTCCAACTCCCATCAGTGTCATGTTCAGATTGAACAATAGCGTAATTAGTATTACCCATAGCTATTGACATAGTATTTAAAGTTTGCCCTGTACGAGTGTCTGCAATACTACTATAACCAAAACTATCTAATGTGCTTATGCCACTCTCTTGATTTACAGTACACCATGCCTTTGTAAGACCTTGTTGTAAATTAGTAGTTGCTGCACCACCTTCAGTTGTAACGGCAATAGACCCTGCTGTTGATGTGCCTGTGAGTGTGTTTGTTTTGAGTGTTGCCATTGTTTATCCTATGACGGTTTTGTTGGAAAGGTTACAGAGGACAAGTCAAGTCTAGGACCACTTAATTTTGGACTAGCTGTTTTTGTCATATCTCTTAATGCCTGTCTGTATGTTTTCCACTCAGCTTTTTTGCTGTCTGACAAAGGACTATCTGGCATAACTGTCCAATCACTTTGTCGTAGTAACATATTTCTATAATCCCTAAATATTTCTAATTCTTTGCTCATGTTTTATCCTAACAAAAATCCACCAAAAACACTTTCATCTTCACCATTCCAGTAGTCACCTGTACTACTGTGAAACGCTACCTTGATAGTGTCGTTTGCTGACAGACTTAATACGGCTAATGTTGGAATAGTTGCATACATAGACCCACTATCATTGTTGTAAAATGAACCAGACGCACTTTCATAATCAGTGCTATCATTCTTGGAAAATTGTATACTATTATATTCTCCTGCTGTATTTTTATGATATACAGCTGCGTAAAAATAATACACACCTGCAATAGGAGCAGTAAATTTATAAGTGCTAGTGTTATAACAGCTACCTATATTTACCTCTGCTGTGGGAAATGGAACAGGATTTGTTGTTACATATGCTTCATTATTTCCTCGTGCTTGAAACGCAGGTCTTGTAGGTGTCAATATTCTACCTGCTGTATCCACAGTCATAGCCGTAGTATTATTAGTATGCTTTATGTTTTGTACTAGAAGATTGCTCATAGTATTGCTACGTTCCCTCCTGATTCTATTGTCAGTGTAGACCCACTTGCTATTGTCAAAGGTCCTGTAACATTTGCGTTCTCTGTGGCTGCAATTGTTACATCACTATCCATTGACTGTGCATTAGTTCTGAACATACCACCATGCTTGAAGTTACCCTTGTTGGCTTCAGGTGCTGTGACACTACCGTCTGTTAAAGCTAGGTAGTTGACAAAGATGTTACCTGTTCCAGATGAAGGTGCTGCACTAAAAGTCAGTGTTGTACCGTCAGGCACTGTATAAGCGTTACTGTCCTGCACTACACCATCGACTGATACAAGTATGTCTTGAACGCTAGTGACGGTCTGTGACAGCGTAAATGTCGTGTCAGAGCCATCTCCGTTAAACCTTTGTACAGATGGTATTGTGCTGAATGTAGTCGCTATTGCATTACCCACATAAGGCATTATGTTATCTCCATAATTGATAGTGCTACGTCTGTTGCACCAGATGCTGTGACTGATAATGTGTCTGTAGTTTCTAGTACGACTTTGTTACCTGCAAGAAGTTCTAGTGATGAACCTGCAGGTATGGGAGCATTGGTTACTAGCTCTACATCTTGATTAGCTTCGTCATTATTTCCTGCTCTAGCTGATGTGTTTGTTCCTAGTGTGACGGTGGATGTAACTTGACTTGTTGTTGTATTACCTAGTATCAGACCTAGTATAACGGTTGTTGTACTACCTGCTACAGTGTATATAACATCTGCTGACGTTACTCCTGCCTTTGTCACCACTTTAAATGTATTTGCCATACTATATTCTCCTTATCCTAATGCAATGGCTAGTGCTGTGGCTTCGTTAGCTATTACTGTATTTAAGGCTGTGCCGTTTACAGTTATTGCGTCTGCTTCAAGTGTACCGTCAATGTCGGCATCACCTGATATATCAAGTGTGGCAGCGTCTAGTTCGCCACTTATAGTAATATTTCTACCACCACTGATGTCTTTGTTTGCGTCTGTTATGATAGCTTTACTGGCTATTACTGTTCCGTTTGTAATGCCATCTATCAAGTTAATATCTGCAGCACTTGCTGTAATAGAAACACCACCTATCTGTAGTGTAGTAGCATTTACTTCACCTGAACTTCCATATATTACAGCTTTACTATTTACTATTGTACCTGCTGATGAACCGTCAACCAAGTTTAACTCTGTAGAGGTTGAGTCTACGGCAGCAAGTTTTGTAAAGTCAGCTTGCACTAATCCTGATACACCGTCTAGTAAATTTAACTCTGTTGCTGTAGCTGTTAGTGCCACATCCTCATTTATCTTTGGTGAGGTTAATGTCTTGTTTGTAAGTGTGTCTGTAGTGGTTCTACCTATAAGAGTGTCTGTGGTAGCTGGCATGGTTAGTGTTATATTACCAGAAAAAGCAGAGTGTGCAGGAGCTTGTAGTCTAGCATAGTGTGCATTTGAAGATTCACAGTAAAAATCTATATAAGACTGCGTACCAGAGTTCTTTATAGAAATAGCTCCTGATTGCATATCAATACCGTTTGAGCCATCTATTCGTACAACACCAGTTCCATTTGGTGTTAAGGCAATATTACCGTTTGATGTAGATACAATACCATTACCATTTACATCTAAGTCACCACCTAACTGTGGAGTTGTATCAGCTACAACTTCTGTCAAACCACCTGCAGAAGATATGAGGTTGGTTACAGATACCTTCTTTAATGCCCCTGCATCATTATCATGTATAAGTAAATCATCATTTGTTATATCAACTCCTGCAGAGCTTAGTTCAGACTGACCAGTAATAACATTTGCATTTACCATTGCAGTTTCAACAGCACCACTTGCTATTGTCACTGCACCATTTGATGCTATGGTTACGTCACCTGACACAGCTACAGGATTGAAGTTAGCTCCATCAGCAACCATAATGTGACCACTGGTGTTTGTACCCATAGTGAGGTCATCACCACTGATTGTCAAGTCACCTGCTATCGTAGCATCTGCACCACTGAATGTTAAGGCTGTAGTTGAACCTGATTTAATTATTAAGTTGCCAGAGCTATTTGTAAAAGCTGCGTACTGTGTACCGTCATCTTTTAGTACTACATCTGCATCACCTGCATCTAGTGTAATATCTGCTGCAGCATCAACGGTAAGATTGTTTGCAGAGATAGTCATGTCTGTACCATCTCCTTCAATCTTTTCGCTATCACCACCAAATACTATACCA